GGTTCCGCATTGCCAACACTTTTTACCTGACGACAAAAAACAACAGGGACGCGACAAACCATGGAAATAAAGCACCCATCATTTATGAGCATAACTCCAGAGGAAGAGCGCGTTCTGGGCTCGATTTGGGAAAGATCGAAGCCATGTCCTTTCTGTGGGGAGAAGCCTTCCATTGGATTGAATGATCCCGGCGCACCTTTCCCCGGCGCATATTACTGGATTGGCTGTGAATCGGATGGATGTACTACCAGTGGATGCCACGTCGACGAGCGTGGAGTGGAAGTGGTTGCGAAAATAAAGGCTCAAGAGCTTGAGGCCGAATTGGAAAAACTTCTTGCGAGATGGAATACTCGCGCCAGCCAATGAGCCCCAAGGTCACAGCCGCCAGCTTGGGCTCTCGTTGGGGTCTCCATGAGAGGCGCGTGCAGCGCATCCTGGATGCCGCAGGAATCCCCGCTAACCGCAAGACAGGGTACACCGACGTGGATCAGTGCGTGGACGCCGTGGTGAGGCATTTCGTGGCCGCAAGCGACAACGTGAGCGAGGAAGCCGCGCGAGACGACGCCAGGCGGAAGAAGGCCGAAGCTAACTCCGCGGAACTGGATGCGCTCAAGAAAGCGAATGAGCTAATCTTTGTCTCGGATGCCGAAGCTGCGTGGGCTGATGGTTTCGCGCAGATTGTGCTTGCGATCCGAAAGGCGAATTACATTCCAATGAAGAGCCGGGAGAAACTGACGGCAGATTTCCTGGCGATCAAATTGCCGAAGCTGAAAGAATGATGACCAGCGATCATATTTCTTACTCGACCAACACTTATTATTACTCGCCGCCAACTCAGGTGTATCGGGTATATTGCTGCAATTCGTATTGGTTTCCGGAGCCAAAAATCGAGAAACCGAAGAAGCGAATCTTCTACGAGCGATTCGTTCAACCATCGCCGCCAAGGCTTTTGCGTTCAGGCGTGAATGCTGGACGGCGTAAATGGTGGCCGCAGATGGGAAGCTACTGCCCGGATAGGTCATTCCCGGTTATCGCTCAATGAGGTATCTCTCCGTATGCTCCGGAATAGAAGCAGTGTCAGAAGCACTCATCCCGATCGGATTTGAGCCTGTAGCATTCTCGGAGATCGAATCCTTTCCCTGTAAATACCTCGCCCATCATTATGCCGAAACGCCGAACCTCGGGGACATGCTCCAGTTCAAAACATGGCCAGGATTCGCAATCGATGCTCTTTTCGGAGGAACACCTTGCCAGGCCTTCAGCGTCGCCGGACTACGAAAGGGATTGGATGATCCGCGTGGCAACCTCACCCTCACCTATCTTGCCGTTGCTGACCGATATCGGCCCCGCTGGGTGGTATGGGAGAACGTCCCCGGTATTCTGTCAATTGAAGGAGGAAGGGTGTTTGGAACCTTCCTTGCAGGGTTGGCAAAACTCGGGTATGGGTTCGCCTACCGGATTCTTGACGCTCAGCACTTCGGAGTTCCACAGCAGCGCCGTCGCGTCTTCGTTGTCGGATATCTTGGAGACTGGCGACGTGCCGCAGCGGTATTATTTGAGCGCGAAAGCTTGTGCGGGAATCCTCCGCCGAGCAGAGGCGCGCGGGAAAACATTACCGAAACAATTAGCGCGCGCACTTGCCGAAGTGTCGGAGTGCAAGACGCCGCCAACGGACACATGATTCCAAGCACAGGCAATGTGGCATATTGCCTTAACGCAGGCGGGATGGGGCGAATTGATTATGAGACTGAAACGCTGATCACGCATTCGCTCAAGGCCGAAGGATTCGACGCGAGTGAAGACGGAACAGGGCGCGGAATACCATTGATCGCGCGATCACTTCGAGGACAGGCGAATTGCTCGCACCGAGAGGACAGCGATAACATCATAGCTTTCAACGGTCGCATGGACCCTGTGAATGGAGAGATCCCCGGAAGCTTGGATTCAAAATCTACGCAATGCGTAATGAAAAACGGAGTGCGCCGTTTAACTCCATTGGAATGCGAGAGACTTCAGGGATTCGCGGACGGAAAGACCAAGATTGATTCGAAGACGGCGGATGGTCCGAGATATAAAGCGCTCGGAAACTCCATTGCAGTCCCGGTGATTCGTTGGATTGGAGAGCGGATGAAAATGGTAGACGCAACACTGTGAGCACAATCCTAGACATCCGCGCTCACTGTCATGCACGCTGCCAGGAGGCATACTATTCGCAGCGCGGGCGATACTTCCCGGTAAAGGCAAAGCGCAACCCTTATCAATGGGCTCAGGAAGAGCGAGTGATCGCGCAGGGTGCATCTCCGTTGTCGATGGATGGGGATTTGAAGTACGATGCGAGTCGGATGCCGTGGTGCGTCGAGCCGATGATCGAGGCCGTGTCTCCGGATGTGCAAATGACCGTATTGCTATTTGCGGCGGCAATGGCTAAGACGGAGATCGTCGTGAATATCATCGGCGAGAAGATCGTTGAGGAACCGACGAATATCATTGTGGCTTACCCAATCGAGGATTCGCGCGATAAGTTTTCCCGCGACGTGATTCAGAGGTCACTCATCGAGGCGACGCCGTCCGTGAGATCGCGAGTGGTGCCAGCGAAAGGTCCGGACTCTGGAAACACGATCTCTTTCAAAAAGTTCCCCGGCGGATCGCTCAACATGATCGCAGCTCGTTCGCCGTCTAACTTCCGCGGCCCTCGCGCTGGAATGGTGTACATGGATGAGATCGACGCAATGCCGGGGTCTGTCGGCGTGGAGGGTGACCCGGTGTTGCTCGGCATGAAGCGATGCGAGGGATTCCCGGACGCTGTTAAGATGCTCTCTGGAACTCCGACGCTAAAGGCGCACATCGATCACAACGGAGTGAAGATTTATCGTAGCCGAATCCAATATTGGTTTGATTTAGGAGATAAGCGGAAATGGTTTGTCCCCTGTCGCTCTTGCGGGCACGCACAATTCTGGAAATGGAGTCAATTCGATGAGGTTAAAGACAAGCCATGGAACTCGGTACTGCTTTGTGAGAAATGCGCCGCCTCGCACAATGACCGCCAGAGAATTCGTTCAGTTCTCGAAGCCGAGTGGAGGCCGACGGCATCTTTCGATGGCATCCGGAGCTACTGGCTAAATGGACTCAACACCGTGCTACCGGCCGAGAAGGGATACCGGAACAAGATGCATCAGTTCGTGATGGACGCGCGCCGGGCTCAGAAAGGCATGGACCCGCAATTCTCCAAGCGGGTATGGATCAACACCTTTCTCGCAGAATGCGACGATCCGGACGGGCAGACAGAGGCCCCACCACCATGGAAGGCTATCTATGACCGGCGTGAGGATTATGGGCTGATTGTGCCGATGAAGGCGCTCATCCTGACCGTCTATGTCGATGTGCAATCGAACCGTCTTGAGTTGGAATGGAAGGCGCACGCTCCGAATCAAGAGAGCTGGGGAATGCTCCACGTGGTTCTCGACGGAAATCCGAAGGAAGCTCAAGTGTGGCGAACACTTCGCCACGAGCTAGCGCGAAAATGGCAGCATGAATCCGGAGCGGAGATGACGCTAACCATGGCCATGATCGACGGAGGATGGGCCGCGGACTTCGTCTACTGGTTCTTGGGTGATCTAGTGCGCAACCCGGAGCCTGGAGTCACTGGAAAGGTTCGGGCGACCAAGGGCGAAGGGAAACATGGGCATCCAATCATTGATACCAAATACCGAACAGTCGCCAAACAGCTCAAGGGTCATCATATTGGGACTTGGGCCGCAAAGGATCTTATCTACGAGAGGCTGAAGCTGGAAGATCCAACGAAGGAAGGCTTCATGCATTTCAATAAGTCATTCACCGAGGAGTATTTTCAGCAGATGACATCGGAGACCGTCTCAATCGTATTTGAAAAGGGAGAGGAAATCCGGAAGTATGTGAATGAAAACAACGCGCGAAATGAAGCTCTTGATATCCAGGTAGGAAATCTCGGGGCATTCCGACTTCGAAACTGGCCATATGAAGCGATAAAAGCCGAGATGGAAGCGCAATTGCAGCCCAAGGAAGAGACAGCATTGCCGCAATATGGCAATGGACCATTAGGGGGTGGAGGGTTTACAAACGGAAAATGGTGGTAATAGGTTAGTCGGTGCTGTAGGAATGGCATCAAATGTCACTGACGCCGCACACATGCGTTCCCCGAACTATCCAAGCAGGGGATACGCTTTTGCTTCTGTTGACCTATCAGTGCTATCCGGCGACGCAATGGACGGGAGTGCTTTCGTTTTCGCAATTCAACGGAACACCGGTAAAGACGAATGCAGTTGCCAGCGGGAATGATTTCTCCGTTACAGTGCCGGCATCGGTAACGGGAGGTTTTGCATCTGGAGATTATGACTGGTCATTCATCGTCACTAATATCCCGGATATAACGGTCGTGATGACGGCGAGCGGTGGAAAAACACGAGTGATTCCGAATCTGTCAGTGCCGGGAACGCCTACTACCGCGCAGCAGATGGTCACACTTTTGACAACGGCCATCAAGGCACTTGCCGCCACGCAGAATAAGCAGGTCAACATCAACGGCCAAGAGTTCCAGCGCCAGGATCTCAAACAATATCAGGAGCAACTGGTATTCTGGCAAGCGCAGGTCATCGCGGAGAAACGCTCCGAAGATGCTGCCCGCGGCGCGCAGCTCGATGGTCTATATCCAGCTCGATTCAAGGAATCCGACTCAAGCAATTACCCTTACGGAATCCGCATCTACGGACCTTATTAAATGGGCAAGAAAAAGTCAGTCAAAGCGGCACCCGTTGCCGATAAGATCGAATCAAATGTCAGGGATTACCGTGGAGTAATCAGTATCGGAGGCGCAAATTCCGATTGGGGGATCGGAGAAGGCACTCTCTCCACCGATTCGGCGGTTTGGCAGAACATCTTTCTTCTGCGGAGTCGGATGCGGGATCTATTCAGAACCAATCCATATTTTCAGGTCTATCGCCGGATGCTCTGGAGCAATGTTTTTGGTGACAAGGGCATCATGCTAACGATGGAGATAAAGGAGACAGAGGACCGTGTTGTGCACTCGCAGGATGAGAAATGGGCGCTTATTCAGCACGAGCGGAAGATCAATGAGATTCGTAGATGGGCAGCAGAATTCGCGGAAAAGCCATTCCACCGCTATTGCGCCTATCATCTGGCTGATCGCCTTGAAAGGGCCAGCGAAGAGGATATTCTGACCCGTAAGGCGATGGTTAAGGTCGGCGCCCCGGATCTCTTCGCCAACCTGATGATCGAGAGTGCGTGGAAAGAATGGCAGCGAAAGGAATACAGTGATGTTCGGCAGCGGGTGAATTACGCGGCATCTCGACGACTGAGGCTCATCAGCGCATGCCGTGATGGAGATATTTTTTACCACCGCATCAAAGATCCTCGTGTGAATAAATTCGGTTATTCGCTGCGCATGGTGAATAGCGAGTGGTGCGATTATTGGTATAACGTGCCACGCCTCGCCAATGGAAACGAAGTGCGTATGGGCATCGAGTATCAGCGTGATGATTTCGGAATCACGAAGCCCGTTGCTTACCATTTCATCAAGCGCCAGCCGGGGGATTGGCAATTCACGATCCCCGGTGCTTTCAACTTCGGGCAAGGAACTTTTCACGATCGTGTGCCGGCAGAGGACATAATCCATTACGGACCGCTCGACGACAACGATTCGACTCGTCCGGCGCCGTGGGGTGTGTCGGCCATCCCAAAGGTTCGCCAGCTAGACAAAACCGAAGAGGCTCATGTGATCGCCAGCCGGGCCGCTGCATGTAAGATGGGATGGTTTACATCAAATCTCGTGCCGGAAGGTGGATTGCAAGTTCCGCCGCCAGATCCCAGAGGCTTGCAGGCTCGCAAGCTTGAGCCGGGGTCAATCGAGGGATTGCCTTACGGAATCGAGGTGCAGACCTTCGACCCTAACTTTCCGAATGCCAACCTTCCGGAGTTTCGAAAGGCCATGTTGCGGTCATTCTGCGCATCTAATCCGGGTGCTAGTTATGCTGTCATCGGTAACGATTATGAGAGCATTAATTTCTCCGCAGGTCGCCTAGATCGACTTGCCACTACTGGCGATTGGAAGCTGATGCAGCAGGACGACATCGACATGGCTGAGCGTCCTATTTTTGAGGATTTCCTTGAAATGGCGCTCATTGTGGGTGCGATCCCGCTACCATTCACTCAGGACAAGTTTAAGAAATTCAACCGTCCGCACTTCCAGGCTCGACGCTGGGAGGGCGTTGATGAAATCAAGGAAGTCACAGCGGCTGCGCTTCGAATCGCGAACGGATTTTCCAGCCATACGGCGGAATGTGCCGAGTTGGGTAAGGACTTCGAGAAGATTTGTTTCCAGCGCGCCGAGGACAAGATGCTTCTCGAAGAGTTAGACCTATCTACGACTTTAACCGTTGAGAGCGTGAAGCAACCTCAAGCCGCAGAAGATACAGCGGATGATGGTGCTAACGCACCCGAAGAGGCAGACTCCGATACGGATAAAAAGCCGACAAAGAAAGTCAACGGAAAGAAAACGTTGCTCAACGGAAGGCATTAAGTTATGACATCGACCGTGAACACCGTAACTATTCGTCGAACCATCCGCGCAGGACTTGGGTGTTCGATCAGTTACGAGGCTACCCGCTCTTGGATCGATGAGGCCGACAAGCACAAGGCCATTGATGATGCGATTGACGAGGTGAATGCCCGCATTGAGAACTCACACAGCATGGCGCCCGTCGCGAATCGTGATCCCAAGCCAATGAGCAGAATCCCGAGACTGAATCACCGATGAGCACAAAGACAATCAAGGTTCAGAAGGATCTACGGCGCGAGGCGACGATTGAGATGGATGGAGAAGGAGCGGATCGGAAATTCAAGATGTCGATTTCCAGCGATACGCCTTATAAGCGCTATGACTGGTATGCGGATGAAGAATATTGGGAAGTCCTCGGTCACGGTCCTGGAGAAATGGATGATGCGCGACTCAAGGCTGGGTTGCCGATTCTTTTCAACCACGACCGTGATGAGCAGATCGCGCTAGCTAATTCATTTTCGAATGATGGCTATCGATGCACTGTGTTTGACATGGCTTGGAGCGAGGGAGGATTTGCGACCGAGAAGAAAAAGGACATCGATTCGGGAGTGCTGAAATTCACGAGCGTCGGCTATCAGTTGATGGATGATGGCGAGTGCATTGGCGCGAAAGATGGACTCCCAATTTATAAGTTCAAATGGGCTCCGTACGAGGCTAGTGTTGTAACTATACCGGCTGATTATTCGGTCGGAGTAGGTCGTTCGCGGTCTAAGCCGGATGATTCCGAGTTACGAGAAATTCACATCCGTCAACAAAATGCTATTGACGAACAAACCAAATCTGATAAGAGCAAGAAATCGACTATGAAACTAACTCCCGGAGCACGCAGATTTTTCGAAGCTGAAAAGGGCGGAAAGTCAGGCGCAACCACCGAGGGCGAAGTTGTGGTTGAGGTCGATGTGGTAAGCGAGCGCAAGAACGCCATCGCGGATTTCAAGGCGCGCTGCAAAAAGATCAATGATTTCGTCGCCGGACTCAAGGCGCAGCCCAAGTGGTACGAGAAGGCACTCGCAATTGCCGAAAAGCACTGCTCCGACGAGGCCGACTATTCCAAGTTTCACGAGGAAGTGTTGATGGCGCATCCTCATGCACGAGCCATTGATACGCCGAATCCCGAAGCCACTATCGGCATGTCTCGCCGGGAACGTGGCCGTTTTTCAATCCGCAAGGCTATCTATGAGATCGCGATGCAGAACCGCGGGGAAGGCAAGGGACTTACTGGCATTGAGAAGGAGGCAATTGAGGCCGCGCACAAGCAGTACGCCGGGAAAGATTCCCGCGAGTTCTCTGGTCTGTGCATTCCCGACGACATCCTGACGGCGCGCTTCGATGAGGATCGCGACATCGGCTCGCGTGAGATGCAGGAGATCGGTCGGCAGGTCGCGCAAATGCGCACGCTGATGGCCACGAATTTCTCGGCGGGCGGTGCACTTATCGGAACCGACTTACTCGCCGGGTCTTTTATCGACATTCTCCGCAATGCCGTACTGATTGGACAGGGGCCACTCTCCATCACCGAGCTTGGCGGACTCGTCGGCAATGTCGCGATTCCCAAGCAGACCGGGACCATCACTGTTTACTGGCTACCGGAAGGTGGCTCCGTGACAGAAGCGGATCAAGCTTTCGCGCAGCTCTTCTTGACTCCTCACCGGATGGTCGCCAACACGGCCTATACCAAGCAACTTTTGGCGCAGGCCAGCCTATCAATTGAGGCTTTCGTGCGTTCGGATACAGCAATGGCAATGGCCGTCGAGGAGGACCGTGTTACGATCCTGGGAACTGGGCTCAATGGCGAACCGCTCGGTATTTTCAATACGACCGGTGTACTCAGCAATGTGACCTTCGGCGGCTCCGCAGTGTTCGCTGACTTCGTGAATCTGGAATACGGCCTGGAGAACGCCAATGTCCGCAACGGGCAGATGGCGATCATCACAAGCCCTCTCACCAAGAGCTATCTCAAGCAGACACTCCAGATCGCGAGCCCGGCATTCCCGATTTATCTCTGGATGCCAGCGAAGGGCGAGTTCCCGAACATCAACGGTGTCATGGCTGGTATCGTCAATGAGTATCCGGCATACCACACAAAAAATGTCACGACCAACCAAGTATGCCAGGGTGTATTCAGCAACATTTTCAAGGCGCGCTGGGCGGGATTCGACGTTGTGGTTGATCCTTACACCGGGGCGAAGACTGAGACTATTTCGCTTACGACTACGCAGTGGCTGGATGTCGGACTGCGGTATCCGCAATCGTTCAATGTGAGTACGGACGCACCTACAGCTCCGGCATAATTTACCCATGGCAAAACCAACTCATCTCCCTGTTTTCTTTGTGCGATCCGTCCGCGTTCGGCGTGAGCATATCGCTGGCGAAACCGTCCCCGAAGGCCGCGAAAACCTAATGAAGATCATCAACCGCGGGGAGTCACTTCGCGTGAAATACGAATACGCCAGTGACATGATCGTGGCCGGTACCTGCATCGAGGAAAACGGTGTGGAGAACAAGAAGAAGATCGAGGATGAAAAACGACTCATCCACCAAGAACAGGAAGACCTCCGAAACCGTGCCGACGCCGAGCGCCGGAATAAGAAAGCCGCGTAAATGAATCTCATCGATCTCAAAGGCCAGTCAGTTGTCAGCGCCATAATTAATCCGAAGAGCCAGACGAATAACACTGGCGCGGGCGGGTTGGATCTCTCCAATTACACCGGCCTTGTCTGCGTGACGGTATCGGTCGGGACAAAGACTGTCGGTGATGCGGACGGTGCCATCTCTGTGCGTGTGGCAACGAGTGCCACGAACAACATTTCGAACGCCGTGAATTATGGGACATCGGTGATTAACACGAGCAACAACGCGACCGTGATCGGTGATCTGTCCGTCGATACGCGAAATTGCCTCCGATATCTCTTCGCGATTCCGACCGTGACCGGAACTAACTCCCCAGCCTATCCTCTTTCCGTGACCGCTCGCGGCTTCCAGGTGGTTGAACCTGTGCAGCCCGCGCTGATTAACGGACTAACTCCGTAACTTGTTTGAAGACAGGGTGAACGCGCCCGCATCACGTCTGGGCCGTGATGCGGGTTTTCTTTTTGATCCAGACCAAAGAAACCAATGAACGAACAGAAAATATATCTCCCGGTTGCCGGGAATGGAATGGGTGATGGAAAGCTAACCTGGGCCATGTGTTTACTGCCGGGATTCAATGGATGGCATATCCATCAAGACGGTATCAATGACAGTCACGCCGGCAGGTGCATGAACGTGATCGCCAGCCGATTTCTCAAGACCGATTGCACGGACTGGCTCAACATCGATACCGACATCGAATTTACCGCCGAGCACATCAAGCGGATCATGTCGCATGACGTCCCACTGGTCTATGGAGTGTACCCGAAAAAGAACGAGGACACGGAGCCATGCCTCTCTACATTCAAGGAAGTCACGAGACACCCGAACGGGCTTATCGAGGTCGCCAGGGCCGCGCGGGGATTCATGCGAGTACGGCGCGAAGTGCTGGAGGCGATGAAAGAGGAGAACGGCGGACCGGCCTTGCGTTATCACAATCACGGGGAAGTACAGTGGGAGTTTTTCCCGTCAGGTGTTATCCCGATTCATACCCAGGAGAAAGATGAGGCAGGATTTCCGCTCCGGGAATGGCTGAGTGAGGATTGGTATTTCTGCGACCGCGCCCGATCGCTCGGATATAAGATCCTCGTTGATGACCGCATCGTGCTTGGTCACGAGGGAATGAAGATGTATCGATTCAAAGCCGATCAGGTGCGCGATGAAAGGCCATTTTGGAAACAGATCCCCGGATGGTTCACCGAGGAGGATGCGAAGTGCTATCAGTACATAGCGGAACATATTCCGGCCAATGCCAGAGTGGCGGAAGTCGGCGTTTGGATGGGTCGCAGTCTGATCTGTTTTCACGCGCAATGTAGGGCCATTGGAAAATCACCTTCTATCATCGCTGTAGACACCTTTAGGGGTACGGCTAGCGAAGGTGAGATTCATGCATTGACAGTTAGGGAATTCGGTGGAGATGTGCGCGAAAAGTTTGAGGAAAATGCGGGAAAGGCAGAGATCAATGGCCAGTTATTCATAATGCAGCGTGATAGTTTGGATGCCGCATCAAGAGTGCCATATGAATCCCTGGACGCTGTATTCCTCGACGCCGATCACGAATATGAAGCTGTGAAAAATGACATCCGGCAATGGTCTCAAAGCGTAAAGCAAGGAGGCATCATCGCAGGCCATGACATCAACCGAGAATCCGTTTACCGGGCCGTGAACGAATCATTCCAAGGTGAAGTGATGATCATCGGAAACTGCTGGCTAGCCATCAAGCCATGACCGATTTCGAGCAAGCATTTGAGGATTTACTGGCAGCCGACAAGGAATCAAACGGCCAGGTGCAAGAGAGACTCACCATCGGGGACTTCCAGTCATATCGAGGTGGAGTATATGATGCGGTAATTAACATTTTGACCACGGACGAAACGACCATTGCGGGCGGCATCGGTGAGCACGGCGGATTCAAGGCCATGGTGCGAACTACGGTTCCTGTCCCGCCAAAATATACTCCATGCGGTTACACTGATGCGCAGGGTGAGCTTGTTTCGCTTCAGGTGCTTTCCACAAACGAGAATGACGGGTATACAGAGATTGTCGCAGGAGATCCTTCCGCATGAGTCAATCCTCTCTCGAGTACAAGGTGGAGACGCTATTTATCGCGATCCTTCAGGCATCATTGCCGGGGTTCGCATTCCAGCATTTCGATGACAATGTGCCAGGAGCATTGAATATCGTGACAGTGCGCGCCATCCAAGGGCGACAGATCCTTGAGGGGTGCAAGCCATTTGAGGTCGAGGTGACGATGGAAGCGCGCGGGAAAGCAGTCGAGGGCCAGCCTGATTTCTTCGGGGACAACGCCGCTCAGGGGATGCTAGACATATTCGAAGCAACCGGAAGTCAGTTCACTGCGCAACTCGCAGCGTTCTCGCATCTGAGCATATCTCCCGAGTCAGTCGGAGATAGACGAAACGAAAAGAACGATCGTGAACGGCAATTCAAAGTACCAGTGGTAGCGAAGCTTGCTTGACAACCCGTAGCTAAGTAGCATTATCCCGACATATGGCTAATTCCGCAGTTTCCACTTTCACATTCACGGTTACGCCGACCGGAACAGGAGCTGTGTCAACCTCGATCCAGGGATCGTTCACGAATGCGCCGAGTGGAGTGTTTCAGACGCTGGGGACTCAGACTATCACGACCAGTGACGGAACTCTGGACATCGGGGCCATTACTGGCGCCGGGAAGTTGGCCATCAAGAATCTCGACGCAACCAATTTCGTGCAGGTGGACGCGGCCAGCACTTACGATAAGTTTCCGCAGAAAATCCTGCCCGGTGACTTCATCGTGCTCTGTCCGCAGACCACAGCGATCCATCTCAAGGCTGATACGGCGAGCGTCACCATTCAGTACCTCTTCTGCAATTCCTAATTTATGGCTGGCGTACTAGTCCTCGTCAACACAACCGGATTCGTTCGCGGCATCCGCAACGATGAGACCGGCATCAACATCAAAGAATTCAAGACGAAGGTTGAGCCGGAGTTTACCGAGGAGTTGAAGGACCGCGTCAATACCTGCCGCGGATTTGCACAAGGCCCAATGATGGCCACCGTGACAATCTCCGGAGAGGTCAATACTGGCCTTACTGGTGTGATGGCGTCGGTGCTTGGCACTTCGTTGACCACGGCTAACTCGCGCGCCTATTTCGGCGCTCCATCCACCGGGCTTTATTTGATGAATGGTGAAGTCACCGAGGCCCGCGAAGGCTGGCTTGACATGACTGGGGAATGGAAATCCTACGCCGGAGTTCCATAATATCCGGGATATTAACTAACGGGATCGGCAACCCTAAAACCGAAACAAAGAACCAATGAGCAGGCCAGCCGAGGAATACCAAACCCAGAACAGCGCAATCGCGACGATGCTGCACACGCTGGGCGTTCCGTGGATCGTGGACAATAAGGGTAACGAGAGGCGCGTTGTGAACATCTATACCGCCGATAAGCTCCGCGAGCATGGTTATCGTGGGATGACAATGAAGGAGGCCGCGAGACAGGCCGTGAAGGATGAGAAGCACGGCATGGTCGTGTATAACTTCCAGGCGACTCCATTACAGAAACAGCTCTGCGAAGCCTGGGGCAAGATCGAGCAAACTATTATCCATCAGGATGACGAGGTTCGGACTGGGTCACATGATCTCGCCAAGCTTGAGATCGATCCGGAAGCCGCGGCAGCTATTCTTTGTCAGTACGCCAAAAACCGGAAGCACATCGTACGGATGTGGATGCTAGAATCCCCTCTTCTGATGTTCTCCGATGTCAGTAAAGCCAGCACGAATAACGGAGGCTATGAGATGATCGGTAGATACAAGGTGATCTCCGTCGATGCCTCGCCTGAAGTTTGGAAACGCCTTGGATTATGACCCCTGAAGAATCATTTCGAACCGAACCGACATTCCTCGGAAAACCGCTGCAACCGTTTTCATTCCTTCGTCAGACGGCGGCGCAAGAGCTGGGGCTCAAATATGGTCGTATCACTGAGCAGGATCTATTCTGGATAGATAACCCGAATACCGACCGAGCGGCAGACGAGCCAGAGAGAATCCAGATGTACAACGGGCTTCTGCGCGATGCCGCGATCGTAATGTGGGTATGCACGCAGCCGGACCGCGAGGTGATGCGCGCCCGGCGAAAGCCCGATGATTACGAGGCCAGGATCGATGCATTCGCGGAAGAGCAGGGCATCACAATGGGCGGGAAATCGTTCGAGGATGCCACCACGGCCTTCTTCTCCATCATGGCGGCTATTGCAGGCGCTCAGGGTAAGCCCGAGGTCAAAAACGAGGAAGGCGGGGATAGCACCCCAAAACTCTAAGGCCGTCTGAGGACGCTATGTTAGTGACCATGGTCCAGGAAGGCAGCGGGGGAATCTTTTCCTTTCGAGGTGGTGAGACATACATTTTGAACCGACTGCCACTCTGGCGGGCCTATCAGTATGTGAATCAGTTCTACCTCAAGAAAGGCATCGATGTTGTCCCGCTGATGCCATCGGTTAACGCGATGATTTTATGAGAATCCAATGCTACTTCGAACCACGGGATATATGGGTGGGAGTCTATTGGAATGTTGAGAAAAGGATGCCTTGGGAGCGGCAGATTTACATCTGCTTATTGCCGTGTTTCCCTATCAAGATTTCATGGGAAAAGTATGAGTGATTTCCAATTCGATCTGCGCGAATTCGAGAAGGCATTGGACTTCGTGGCCGACGCCACCGGGAAAGATTCCGTGGACATCCTCAACAATGCCGGATTGCACACCATAATCGGCGGGAAAGGGGTCAAGGGGGCCATACAGCGCACGCCGAGGGCCAACATAGCGGATATCCAAAAAGAGGCCGAAATTATCCTTCGCATGGTCATCAAGGAAAACGCCGAAAAACATCTGGGACTCAACAAGCAACAGATCGGCGAGCGTGTAAAAAAGATACTCAACCAGCGAAAACAAGCCCGTGGATACACAGCCGGGCCAGGATGGAATAACGCAGCCGTGGCGTTCGGAGGCCGCGGCGTGAAGATCCAGGGCGGATTCGATAAGTCATTCGCTCGATTCGGATCAGGAACCAAAGCGCGGACATCATCGCTCGTGGCTGAATTCATTAATACGGCGCCGGCTGCGGAGTTGATCGGGCAAAAGCCGCTTCAGGACGCGCTGAACGATGTCACCCGAGATATGATCGAGTACGGACTGCGCAAGCTAGCCTCGACAATGAAAAAGGTGTCGGCATAGTCACACCATGGCGACCAAAGCCGAACTTCGCGGAAAGATTACTCTTGATAACTCGCTTTTCAAAGCGGGGCTCAAGAACGCAACAGGAATGGCTAAGTCATTCGCTTCCACGGTCGGAGGAACGCTTAAATCATTCATCACCTCGCCGCTTGGGATGATCGGAAGTGCGCTTGCCGGACTGTTCGTATTCAAGAGCTTTGCGGGCGGCATCGCCGGGGCCATTCGTGCAGGCTCGGAGATGAAGAAGCTATCCGAGCAAACGGGTGTGACAGTTGGCACATTCATGACGCTCGGGAAGGCTTTCAAAGATGCGGATGTGGACTCCGAATTAGTCGTGGCTTCACTGGCGCGCATGCAGCGGATGCTATTCGCCGCAGATAAGGGCAGCGCGCAGGCTCATGCGGCCATAGCGACCTTGCATCTCAAGTTCAATGATCTCATCAAGATGGACCCAGGGAAGCAATTCCAGGCTATTGGCGACCGAATCCTGGCCATCAAGAATCCGACCGAGCGCGCTGGGATGGCGATGATGTTTTTTGGTAAGGCGGGGACACAGTTGATTCCCGTTTTCCGAGAGATCGCAAATACTGATTTCGGGGATCTGAGCGAGAAGGCTGAGGTGATGCAGCGCAACGCCAATCTCTTCTTTGACATCGTGCACGGATTTCGCCGCTTGGGGACAAGCTTTCGCGCCGTATACCTGGGTATAGCGGACAAGATTGCCCCGGCACTGAAAGACATCCTGGGAATGATTCCCAAGATCAACTTCCTACACATCGGGCAAACGATCGGGCAGGGAATGGCCACGGCCTATGCTGCGGTGAAAGGATTCATTACGACATGGCGCACCTCATTGCCTGAGCTTGGAAAGATCCTCCTTCAATTTTTCAAGGCCGAGGGATTGGTTTGGCTATCGCTGTGGAAGATGGCCTTGGGAGGTATCGCTAATGCCATTGCTGCTATCTTCTCGAAAAGCTTCTGGACTGGAATTTGGAGTCAGATGACGGATGGATTTCTTGAGGCCGTGAAAAAGATGCTGACGGCATTCTCCGGATTCGGCGAGAAGATGGATAAGTTTCTTGGATTCTCGCCCGACGCGATCATTGATAAGATAACCGGTGTGCAGAAGCAGGATATGACTTCGGATGAGCGGCGCGCCCTGATCAATCAACCGATTCCATCGCCCTATGTGGTTCCGTTCTCGGGCATCAATGCCGGTCCGAGAGCGTTCGGATTTGGCGCGGGAGCTGGTGGAAAAGGAGGATTCGGAGTTGGCCATTCCGGTTTTGGGTTTAACCCAAGCACTCAGCTTTCTCTCTTCGACAAAGGCGTTGGAGAATTTAAAGACGCCATCACTATTTTTAAGCAAGTCGGATCTCAATTGAAGGGACTTGTGGGAAAAGCTGTGCTCGCTGGTACGCCTAAGATTCAAGACGAGATTAAGGATGGTATGAAAAATGGATGGAGATTTTCCGGGTTTGGGGGACTCAAGACGGGAAGTCTCGTCACTCCATCTTTGGCTGGAGGACTAAGTGACATTCTCGGTCCTTTCATGCAGGCAGTACATACCACGACACTGAATGCAGGAGCGAATCCACTCAATCGAGGAGCTTATGGGAAGACCAGTCTTTTGCGACATGAGGAGATAGCAGCAATCGTTGATAAGGCCGTTGCATCTGGACAAGATCGAGATGCACTATCGCCAGGAGGATATCACGCCATCCGCCGCGGAGATCACGCGCGGGCTCGCGAGGCGCAGCGCGAGCAATTGCGCCAGAAGCTTGGCGTCGAGAAAACGAATGAAATTCTCTCCGATATCGATGGCAAGATGACCGACATGCAGAAAGCAATGAATGGAGAGAGCTAATGGCGATTGCGCTCAAATACCGTAATGCAATCTATGTCGGGCAGACGAACTTTGACGACGTTTGCCAGCCAGTCTATTCCAAGAGCGAATACGGAATCGATATCATTACTCGCAAGATGCGCGGGGCGGCGTCGAGGTTATTGGCATTTGTGAGTTCCTTGCAACAGGGCCAGCCCATGGTGAGCATCGGTCACATCGATATTAGCACGGGCCAGAATTTCCCAGGGTTCGGAAATACGAATGGTTTGGCGAGCTTCGCACTACAGACATGGACCACGGATGATGATCCGGTTTATCCGACAGTGACTTTGAATTTCAAGGGATTACTTAGCGGAGTGCTTCCGAAACCTCTCGCCTGCAATAGTCAGACGCTTCAGACATCGAGTCTTTCCTGTAACATCAATACCTCGGCAACCGTCATCATCGGAGGTCAGTCATTCACGCTTAGCGGCCACGCAACTCGGACAATTCAATACTACGCAAATCAGACGGACTGGAAGTATGTGACTAATCAGCGCATATCGGCCGGCACGCAGACGGAACTTTCGGGGATTGATCCGATCATTCGGCAAAGCTCGATCCGAGATGACAACTTGGGAATTGTGTTTTCGCAGGAGAATGCGCCCGCAGCCTATGTCACAGCCTTGTTCCCGGCCATCGTGATTCAGCAAATGGCGTTCAACTGTGATCCTGTTCCAGGGACGCCTTACTTCGAGATCAGCGAGACGCAGGCCCGTCTATTCGCCAGCAACGCGTAATGGGCACGATCAATACAGGGAAAACAGGCATCAATGCGCAGACGCCACCCGATCCGCTGAAGAAAGGTCCGAAATGGGCTAGGGATGCTTACAATAACCTGCTTCAATTCGCGATCTGCATTAGGCCATTGCCAGGGGCAGGTCAGACATCACTTGACGGTCCCGATGGCAGAATGATGAACGCTTCTGCGACATCAGCTCCTACGGCGTCAGATGCAATATTTCCCTTCAAACTAGTCGCAGCGGGAGCAGGTCAAATCAGGGTGGTATACGGGACAATTAATGGAACGGCGCCAGATGGTTTCTCGCCTGGAGATAATCCTCAGTTCGTAGTTTCAACTGTTGGTAGCACAGGATTCGTTTATCTCGAAGTGACTACGGATAGTAGCGGGAACATCACGGATCGGAGCATTGGGGTTGCTGCGACAGTGCCGGCCGATACTTCCGGCGATTATCATTTTGAGGTCGGATCTTACTCGATCACCGATGGTGTAATGTCGATTGCACAGGCAATCAGTGGCAGCCAGATGTTTGAGCTGTGCGGACTCGTCGAACCGCTCTGGGGGCTTGTGTAATGGCTGGGCAGAATATCCTCGGTGATTGTCATCGTCCGCGAGATAGCGCAATGCCGTGGACGCAGTGCACCGTGACGCTCAATATCAGCGGGCTCGTGAAAAAGACGATTCATGGCGGAATACCCGACCCGGACTTTGATACTTACGCGCCATCTTGCTCATTCACTCAGACCATTTCGAGGATCGATTATGACCCTGCATCGGACCCATCGATCGGGCAGTTTTATTTGATTCAGGATTGTTGCTGCCCATTTCGCTGGAAGGCGATCTTCGGTCGAGATGGGTTCGGTGAAATGTTTTCCCCGGTGCCGCAGGTTACGATCACGACCACGATTCATGGCGGAGGCGGGACATCGACAAGCACTACGGATATTTTCCTTGAGATAGCCGCTCTGATGTATTTGGACACGGCGCCAGGGTTCGGATACGGACTCTATGCTTTTGATACGCCAGAAGCGATGACGCCATGCAAGCTAGATGCCGCATCAGTAATCCAGCCTCCATCATCCGTGTCCGTCTATGATGTGATTCAGAATTTCGTTTGGGTATGGAGCAATGGACCGACGACCGGAGGAAGTGCCACGGGAACCTATGCGTTCTCAGGAATGGGTGTAACGCAGACGGGTCCGGTTTGGCCGGTGATGGGATTTTCTGATGGTGCCTCGGGCAGCGAATATGAGGGAACGCTCGTAATTGATCCGACGAACACGACGCACAGCTACACCGGGACAATGACGCTTTCCGGCTCGGATTCAGGAGGTGAAACGAGTGTTACCGTCATAATCGGGGTGGCGTTCTCATAAAAACTTGATGTAAGTCAGCCCCTCCACTTAGATTCCCGACCGATGAAGATTTTCTACGTCAACACCCAGGCCAATGATACTGCGGCGGCAATGGTGCAATCATTTACGAATGCGCAGCCGGCAGACGTGCAAATCTTCAGTCAGGGAAACACAGCGGAGCCCTTTCAGGTTCACTTACTCGCTCCAAATCCTGACACGACGACACAGAACACGGTCCCGTTCATTTATGTTGATCCGAGTGCGACAACGATTCACATTTCGGCGGGCAAGCTCAATCAGCCAGTTTTTTCGGGCACATTCACACTCACAGATCCGACGCCAGGATCGCAGACAACAGCAGCGATCGCCTACAATATATCGGCTGCGAATCTTCAGATTATCATCAACCGGGATCTGAATAATCAGTGGGGCAATGCGTTGGTGTCCGGTCCCGATGGCGGACCTTGGACTGTCGACCGCGGAATAACTGGCGCATTGGCTAATGCCTTGGTCGGAAATCCTTCGGCGATATCCCCGCCAAACTCAGTTCTCGAAGTTGTTCATTTGCAAGGCGGATCGACAGATCTTGATGAGGTTTTTCTTCTTCAGCTCTTGCAGCCGCCGGCGGTATTCGCTGTGGCTTCAGGGAATGGCCTTCCTGCGGCATTGGTGACAATCACGATTGTGGCCGCAGGCGGCAGCGGAGTAAATGGAGTGCAGACGGTCGTCTGGAATGCTGACTCTTATTCTGGAGGGGTATGGCTGACCGCAACGCTTCCGACGGGCAATGGAATCAACACGGCGTCATTGGCATCGCCATCGGTCGTGACCACGTTCGGGAACCACAATTTACGCGTCGGTGATTCTGTCGTCATTTCTGGGAACACGCAATCCGCTCTGAACGGCACGCATACCGTAGCTAGTGTCCCGAGTGTATCGACGTTTACGACTGAGGTGAACCTGGGCACGGCTGGCACTGGCGGAACGGTATCGCTCACACGGCAGATTCCGCAGGTGCAGTTCAATTGTTCCAATACGGATCTACTGAATGCCCTTGGCGCCCATGGATCGTCTCAGGCATCTACAAGTGCCTTCTCGGTCGTCAAGACGGCGCAGGGAGCCTTTCAGGTCACTTTCCAGGGCACTCTAGGTGGCTACGCGATCGCGCAGATGACATCGGTGAACACGCTGGCAGTTCCTGCGGCTGTGACCGGCACGTTAAACATCAATTCCGCTGGCGTTGAGCAGATCCTTTCCGGGGCCGATGATGATGTCGGGATCAAGCTTCAGATTCGAGAGGTGATCTCTTTGGTGCCGACAACGATAGCATGGCGGAATGATGCCATCCTTCGTCCGAATCTTGAGCCTACTGGCACTGTCGGATCGACGGAGATCCCGCCGATCATGCAGTATATGGCTATTGCACTTTCGAATGGAATCGATCATCTGGCGGTTACTTTCCCAGCGCCATTTTCCACCGCTCCTTCCTATGTTTCCGTGGATATAGCGATCGGTTCCGGCGGCAGCTTCATTCGAGGGGAGGCCGATCTAACGACGCTGACATCCTCGGGTGTCACGATCCGCTTTAATCCCTCCACTGACACCTCCACTTACATCGCAATGCTCGATGCACGCATTTGATTTATGATTCCAATTAGACAAGGCGATACTAACTTTGTGGGGGCTCAGACGTTCGCAAACGCGCCATCAATTGCTGGAGTGAAGGTTTCCCAGAATGATCCGATTATTCAATCGGCACCGTTTCTTGATTTTATGCCTGAGACGCTGAACGCTACGGAGGGTTCAGCGGTATCTTCAATTTCGGACATATATGGCAACACTGCATCGGTTTCTAATGCGGTTCCTATATATGGAAGTTCGGTGGCCCCAAAAATGCGGAACTCAGGTATCAATGGATGGCCCGGTCTCTATTGCGGGACCAACATGTGCATGGCAACACAGAATCTCTTTAGCAGTCTTTCTTCATCGGGGTTTTCTTTCGCCTTAGTGATAAAGCCACTGACTTTCTCCGCAGTTTTTGGGGTGACGACATTTTCCTTTGGAAATTTGTATGCAGCGAATATTTTCGCCGCACAATTCGCCTTGAATACCACAACGGGTAGTCCGGCCTGCATCGAGCTTCGATCGTCCATTGGCGTCACCGCCGACGTGTTCCGGATGGCATCTTTTCGAGAGCAGGTAATTATTTGCGTATTCGATGGAACGAATTACATCATCGATATTGATGGACAAACTCTGTCCTACGCTGCCAATGCTGGAAATATCACTCTGAACGGTCCAATGACGTTCGGAAATATCTATTCAGATGCCAATAATTTCACCGGCATATATGGTAGGATGACGGGATGGAATCGTGCACTAAATCCAACCGAGCGTCGCTTGATAGGGAGGTATCTGTACAGGAAATATGTCGACAACGGGAATCGGCGCATCTGGGGAATCGGGACGAGCTTCGCGCAGGGCCTTTTGGCTGATGCCAATCAGACGCAGTTCGATTTATTGCAACCGAACTTCCCACAGAACCGAATCATCAATTCCTGCATTGCGGCACCACTTGGGGATATAGCCAATATGGTGAGCGGCGTTGCTCCGTTCCCGGATCTATTGAGCGAGATGCAAAATGGGATTGTGATGATCGATGACATTTCGGCGGACCTTGCGAATGGAGATAGCGCATCTACGGTTTACGGTAGAGTTACAACACTTGTTCAGCAATTTCACGCTCAGGGATGCCTTGTCCTCGTGACTACATGTCGGCCAAAGCAGGCGAGCACGAACGGAACGGTTCAGGCTGCATTTGAAGTGCAGAGAGGACTATTTAATACAGCGGTAACGGGAAATGCTGCGGGTGCGGATGCAACCTATGATTTGACCGTGACGGCAGCTTACAATTCCCCCACATCCTACACCGATGGGACTTACTACACGGGAGGACCAAATCCAGGAGGAGGTGATTATACGGGCGCACATCCAACAACAGCTGCTTATGCCACGGAAATCACAGCGAAAACATCCGCCCTTAAAGGACTGCTTGGTATATGAGTTTTGAACCACCAGAAGTCGAAGGCCGTGCACTGATACCGCGGCACATGAATCTACGGATTCTGATCGTCGAGGACGATTCGACTTTCCTCTCTATTCTCAATCACAAGCTCGCGGCGATATGGAAAGAGTTCCCTGATGCTGAGATCACAATGGTTCGCACTCTATGGCGCGCTATGGACATCGCAAAGCGGTCTCCGGCCCCCGACATCATACTTCTGGATCTAGCTTTGCTTGATGCCACGGCGGCAGAGACAGCAGCGAAGATCCACGAATTACAGGATCGTTCGTCGGTAGTCATCCTCACTGGACATTCAATTGAGGAATTAAAAAAGATGTCACTTGGGGATGACGTGGAAATTCTCGTCAAAGACAGCGAAATATGGAAAGGTGCTCGGATTATCGAGGCAATGCTTCGAAGCCTGAAGAAAAAGAACGAACCAGCCACATCTGAAATCTACGGAATACTTGAAAAGATAAGGATCAAAATCGATGTCCCCCAGCAATCGACATGATGACGATGAACAAGAGGAATACGATTCAAGAGAAATGGAGAAAGACCGGGATCAGATCCGGCGGATGTTATGGCAGGCAGTTGAGAAGCTGACGAAGAAAGTTGAGACGCTGGAGATATCGGTTGCTGTAATAGTTTCCGAGGCGGAGTCGCTGAAGAAGCTTAGCATTGAGTTCAACCAACTCACGAAGGATTACGCCAAGATGGAGGGACACATGAAACTACAGGGGAGAATATTCAACTGGATAGCTGGATTGTTGCTGGCGATCATCGCTGGTCTGATCGTGGCGTTATTCAAGAAGCCTTGACGTATTCCGTAATGAGTGATTGACTCGGGATCGTGAGCAACATCCCAGCACCCGTCGCAAATCCCCCGACAGCATTACAGCTAGTTTGCGATCCGAAAGCATGGCTCTATTTTCTCGGAGTGGGGCTCGGTGCATTGGCCGCGAGTCCGGAGCTTAGCTGGCGTTCAGTGTGCGCATCTCTTTCCGCAGGATTCCTGGCCGTCAAGGCCTATACCTCACCAACCACAACGCAGATTCAAGACAAACCATGAAGCTTATCATTATTCCTTTCGTCGCAATCCTGGCCACATGTTCCGGCCTTTCCCCGAATCAGCAGACCGCCCTTAACGATGTGACCAAGACTGCCATCGATGCCGGGCTCGGTTATCTCAGCGGCGGCACAGGAGGCGCCATCGCCGGGGCGAGCAAGGATCTCGTTACTGACGTACAGGACGCTTCGCTGGCTCTTCGGACCATGGAGGGAAGTAAGACGGCTACAGCGCCTTCCTCGGCTCAAATTCAGGCCACTATCGCGACCATCGCGGGATCGCCTGCCGTGGCCAAGGCGATTGGCCCCAAGGTGGCGGCATCCATTGCATCCGCAGTCTCTGGCGGGGCCAATCCATCTGCGGCAATCGAGAAAGCGGCAACAGGGCTCGACACTGCGGCAAGTATGATGAGCGGCCCGGTAGTCGGCACGAAATTCTAATCGTGAACTTCGGCATCCTCATGTTCTGGCTGTTGCTCTCATCGCCGGACTATGACGTTGCCATTCCGCCTTTTGTTCCCCGCCTGACAGACGAACGCTATCTGATCGCATGAAATCAAAAATCACACTCACTCTCTGCGGCAAGCAATTCAAGTTCACGCCAGAGCAATTTGAAGAGCTGAAGAAAATTGTAGGACAAACCCCGGTATTCATTCCGCCGCAACAAATCATCGTGCAGCCTCCAATTCAGGTTGCACCAGTGATCGAGCCTCCAAGGCCGTATTGGGGCCAGCCGAGCATCACTTGCCAATCCCGGAGCTGATGAGAATTCTCGACCATATTCAGACTCACGATGTCATCCTTGATGATGACGGCAGTGTTAGCTACACGGCCAAGGCAGACATCGATTCAGACGGCACCGGGCCGCATCACGGCGACCGGACAGCGCAGAATGATACGTCGCTCCATTTCGAGGGCCGCCCCCTGAATGCGGACGTGGATCGCTATATCGTCGTGCCGCCACAGATCCGCAATGCTGTTGCTGGCGTCGTCCTGGGGTGTCAGGCTCATGTGACATTCAATGGCCGCACCGTGACTGCTGTTGTAGGAGACATCGGTCCGCGTGCGAAGTTGGGCGAGATGTCTATAGCATGTGCTCGTGCTCTCGGTATTCCAGATAGTCCCGTGAGTTGCGGAGTGGCATCCGGTGTGACTTATCGTTTCGAGCCCGGCATTCCCGCGATCGTGGACGGCAAGCAATTCCTTCTGCAACACGCATGAGATCATGTCCCGCTGGATACAGATCCGGAATCACAGTGTCTGTATCTGGCGGCATCTAAAAGGTATTCTACGTGCCATATTCTACGTTCAAACCCGGCCGAAAAACTCGCGAGTGGGAGTCAGTCCGAAGGGTACTCAAGCAATGCTTCCTTGAGGCCGGGATTACTCGATGCGAAGGATGCGGCGGGACTTTTGCTCTATCTTTCGCCCACGCGAAGAAGCGTCGCAATATCCAGGGTATAGAGATTTTTCGTGTTGCTCTGCTGTGTGCCACTTGCCACAAGAAGGCCGAGGACACTGGCGAGAAAGTTATGCAGCAGATAATTGAAGGCATCATCGAGAACCGGGAGACGGCGGTAAAGATTCCCTCTGGACAACTGGCGAAGTACGCGGCAAGTTGATTTTGTCATTGGGACTCCGAGAGTTCCGAGCATTGGTCCGCCGCACCTTCCACGAGGGTGCGGCGGTTTTCTTTTGGCATGGCGAGAAAACACGGCAGAAAGAATTATTCAGAATTATTCATTTTCTTCTTGCGCCGCATCACAAATTGCGTAATTGTGATGGCGTAACGAAAACCAAATCCAATGAAAACGCTCTCTCAAATCTCCGAAGCACTGACCGCAGCCGCTCTCCCCGAATACATCAAGCCCGCTCAGATCACCGACCTTGCCGCCGCGATCGAACGTAGCATTAGCCATACTGAGATTACCAAGATGCAGGGTGATGGTGACAAGCTCGTGGAGCTGCTGGAGGACACCGACGCCGTGACCGAGCTGGATTATGTCCTGGAAAACGATGGAAGCTTGGATGTGTGGTGGGACGGCGAAGATTTCCGCATCCGCATCGTCTGATTCCCAGCAACCGGCCCGCTGGGGGAAACTCAGCGGGCCAACTCCTCAAAACCAATGAAAACAAATTTGCTCGAAATCGCTAATAACGTCGCAGGATATATCAACGCAAACGGCAGTATTCCCCAAGAGGGGTTCCGGCCAGAATACACGGCTCGGGTGTGGGCCAAGGATGGGAAGGTTCGTATCTATATCCGGAACGGCGGCAAGGATTGCGGCAGCCTTTCCGTTGAGCCCGGTGGGCAGATCACAGACAAATATGCCAAGCTCGGAACATTCGGGGCTGAACTCGTCGAGAACGCCAAAAGCATTTTCTGCTGAAAACCAATGATCACTGATCCTCTCGAAATCCAGCGCCTGACCCGTGAGCGTCAGGCTATCCGCGACATGTACAATCGGACGCGGACACCAGAATGTTTCGTGGAAATCATCGCCAAACAATGCCCCGAGCACGCGGAGATGATCCGCGAATATCACGCGGCCAGGACAGCCTCGGCCATCGCGATCAAGCTCCCGCCATGCGCTGATGCGAAGTGGGCACAACTCGCACTCTCGGAGGTGGCGCAATGAAAATCACATACGAGCAAATCAGGGTACTCGGGCCGTGCTGGGAAGATGAAGATCTCCAGAAGGCATTACCCGAAGCAACCGAGCTGACTGAGGATCGGCTACTATCACTATCGAGATCGGATTGCCGATGGCTACTGAGCCGATTGCTTTCGCGCGCTGATCGGGTCGCATGGGCGCGAGCGTGTGCGGATCGGGCTAAGCAATACGCCTCCGCCGCCGCCTCCGCCGCCTCCGCCTCCGCCTACGCCGCCTCCGCCGCCTCCGCCTCCGCCTCCGCCTCCGCCGCCTACGCCGCCTCCGCCGCCTCCGCCTCCGCCTCCGCCTCCGCCGCCTCCGCCGCCGCCTCCGCCTCCGCCTCCGCCTCCGCCTCCGCCTCCGCCTCCGCCTCCGCCTCCGCCTCCGCCGCCGCCGCCGCCTCCGCCTCCGCCTACGCCGCCTCCGCCGCCGCCTCCGCCTCCGCCTCCGCCGTTGAGCATAAAAAGGCCATCCAATACGCACTGGAGCTACTGCAATGACCACTCTTGCACTCACTGGACTAGAGCCATCGGCTCAGATCACCATCTCATCGGCGGCGCGGCTGCATCGGGAGGAGATCCTGATGGTTGGCGAGCCCCTTGCTCGGCTTGCCAAGATCAACGGACCGCGGACTTATCAAGAGGTAGTGGATGCGATGCGGGCACTCAATGGAATGGAGAAAGAGGTCGAGAAGGCTCGGAAAGAGGTCAAGGCGCCCCTGATCAAGCTCGGCAAGGATCTTGATGCCAAGGCGGCAGAATTCATCGCTCCCGTTGAAACCCTGAAGGCTCAGCTTGCGAAGCTGGCCACGGCGTATGAGTTGGGGATCGAGAAGGCCAGGAAGGAGCGCGAACGGCAGGCCGCGGAAGAGGCGCGCAAGATCGAAGAGGAAAGGCTGCGGATCGAGAAAGAGCAGGCCCGACTTGCTGCCGAGGCTGAGAAAGCTGCACAGGCCGGCGATGCGACCAAAGCTGAGGAATTGTCGGACACACTCTTCGCACTCGAAGTGCAGGCCGAGGAAGCCGCGCTGTCCACTCCATCAACTCTCGCGATTACCGAAGATAAGCCGCAAGGCGTCAGCGTCCGCACCAAGTTGGATTTCGAGATTATCGGGGCCAATGAGTTTGAGCAGCGAAAGTCACTCATCAAGCTTTTCGGACAATACCCTGAGCTTGTGAAACTGGAGGCTATCCGGTCCTCTATCCTTGACCGTCTCAACCGCGATCGCTTCGGATTCCCCGAGGATGTCACGCCGCAAGTGCCGGGACTGCGGATTTTCGAAACAACACAACGGAGGTTTTCGTGATCAAGCTCATAAAAACAATGCTTGATTCACCCATATCCGATGATCAGGCATTGTTATTCAAGTGCATCATTAACTTAGTCGCAGGAATTCTACTCGGCTATTTCTCCTATTACATCTCATGTCTGAACTAATCACCCAATCTCAATCACTCGCTTGCACGCCAGAGCAATTCACGCAAATGGAGACGTTCGCGGAGCGGATTGCGAAGAGCGGTCTTTTCGGGATCTCCAATTCATCGGCTATCGTGACGCTCATGCTTCTCTGTCAGGCTGAGGGCATCAATCCGCTCCTCGCCTTGCGACGTTACCACATCATTGAAGGCAAGCCGGCAATGCGCGCCGATGCGATGCAAGGTGAGTTCGAGCGTGAAGGCATTATCATTTGGCACACACGAACTGATTTGGAGGTAGGCGCCACGTTTTTCCGACACCGTTCGCAATGTGACGAGGCTGGAAAAAAGCGGGCAATCGAGCGATATAAATTGCGTCGTAGGCAAGTAATCGATCCGCCCGGCGATCTAAGGGAGGCAGCATTACTTTCGGATAAGATAGCGGATCTATCCATGTATTACGAGGACACCGTGATTTGGACTGCTGAGGAAGCGTGGCGAAAGGGGATCTCATTGGCGAAAGATAAGCAAACGCTGAAGCACAACTGGGAAGCATATCCGCGCCAGATGCTATCGGCCCGTGTCGTAACAGAGGGTGTGCGTCTCGTGTGGCCTGGGCTCATTGCCGGCATTGCAAGCGTGGAGGAATTGCAAGATCTGCCGGCGGAAGAGCCCGTGAAATCAGCGGCTCCGAACTATCTCGGAATGACGTTAGATCAACTTCGCGAGGCGGAACAGCGCGAAGCATCGGCTTATGCATCGGCTTATGCATCGGGTGATAAGTCGGCAATGGAGAGGCTCTGCATTATCCGCGACCGACTCACGGAAATGGATGATGTCAGGGAGACAGCAAAATCATTCGTGGATTCCGAGGACCGCAAGCATACAGAAGTTATCGATGTAACCGGGAAAGTAGTGGCGGAAGCAATTAGCCATCCTCAATGGCAATCCCTGAAATGCCACATCGGAAAGTCAAACGGCCCGTTGCTTGGGCGCACGCTCCGAGTGTTATTCGTTGAGCCCAAGCTGCATCGCGCCGAGAAGCTGATGGAGCTTTTCGACAAGTCTCGAGCTGTCACCAATCCAACGACTCAGGAGGACCACGCGCTTATAGCTGCACTCGTGCATGCCAAAGCTTTTCTCGAAGAACGCAAAACCAAGGAAGGAGGTGAATCATCATCGAAAGCTGTAAATGCCCCGCATACGGAGTCGCTTTCTTCTGTCCAATCCACGGAGATGCAAGCGTCAGGGGTAGGCCAGAATAACGCGGCGGCGAAGTCCGATCCCTCGCCAGCCGCGATTGAATGGAGGAAAGCACCGATCTATCTCCCACAATCGGAGAAGGTCCACGGGAAGCCACTCGGGAACCTCCTGCCGGAGCATCTTCTGAATCTGGAACAGATGATGACCAATCATTACATGGCGAACGCTGGAGACGAGAACTCATGTTTCGAGAAAGCAGTCCAGGCAGCGAAGGTGGATTTGGGATTCGGACAGCCGCATAGCGTGCTGATGCAGATGGTCACCGATCGCATCCCAGATAATGACGCCCTCAGCTTCGTGACTGCTCTGAATAGCATCGCGAAGAAGCATCAACTACCCGAGGTCGTCATCAATTCGAAAGCTCCCCTAACCGCCTACAATGACGAACAGCTTCGCCGGATTCTCTGGCTTATCCCGAAACTCATCCCTGAATAAAACCAATGCTTATCAACGATCCCAAATGCCTGAACTGCGGATGCGATGTCATGCACAACGGGCAGACTGACATCTGCAAGAGCGAGAGCTGTCCCACGCGCATCGCTCGCATTCACTCAGCGCAACAAGGCGCATATTTCCTTCTGATCTACCGTACAACTTACGGCGGCGAACGATCGCTATTACTTGAGGGCGAAACCCTGATCGCCGCTGAAATGGAGGCGCAGGAGCTTGGTTATCGGGTGCACGCAAAAGGCAAAGAGGAGGTGCTGTCATGAGTCCATCGCTAAAAGTGGTCGCCGTTACGAATCGCGAGCCATATAACTACAAGGTATTAGTTGAGATCGATCGCGATACCATCCAGAGGTTGATCTGCAAGAGTTACACCCAATGCCCCGACGTCGGAGCGGAACTTGAAATCGGCGGCGTGCTCAAAAGACTCAGCGCATTGGAGCGGCGCGAGAATGACATGATGGTGATTAGCCAGATCATCTCCAAGTTGGCGAATCCTGAACCAGAGGAGACGGAATGAACCCAATCATCATAGCCTGTGACCCAGGCGAGAGCGGATCGATCGCATGGCGGCATGGTGACATCACGATGGTGAAGGCGATGCCGGAGACGCGAGGAGACTGCATCGAGCTTATCCGCGGATTGTCGGCACTAGGGACGGCGACTCTGTACATTGAGAAAGTTTCCCCTTACATCCCGGATGCTGGCGCCAGTAATATGATGGAGTATGGGCGACAGGTTGAGCGAGTGCCGGTGGCCGCTTCGTGCTTTGGAATCAAGGTAATCGAAGTGACTCCAGGCGCCTGGCAAAAGTCATTCCAACTCGGGAAGTCAGATCGCATCAAAGTACCATCGACTCCGAAGGGCGCGACAAAGCAAGAGAAGGCGCAATTCAAGATCGATCACGCCGACGAGATCGCGAAAGCAAAAGCTCATAACGCAAAGGCAAAGAGCGATTGGAAAAACAAGCTCAAGGGTGAGGCGCAACGCCGCAATCCTAGCATCAAAGTCACCCTCAAGACGGCGGACGCACTCCTCCTACTCGAATATGGACTCATGCAGCCTTGCGTAAGCGGCCCGATTCCCGCGCAGGCGCCCCGTGTAAGCCCGTCTGAGGCTGGCCGGGTGCTCTCAGCCAGCCGGGGCAAGAAAACGCCGGGAAACGGCGATAACCTTGAACTCTTCAACCTTATGTTTCAACCACACTCAGCAGAGGGCCAGGAATGAGCGAACAAGCTACGTGTCGAGGCTGCGGGCGCACATTGAATGGGATGGCATATCATTTCGGAGGATCGGCGTATCTTCCGGGAACAATAGAGAAATGTCCAAGTTGCCACTACGGAGGATTTGTGTGCAGCGAAGATTGCGACATCCACGCATGCATCGAATTAGAGAGAGAAATGCCGGGATGCGGATCAGTGAAATCGTTTACGCAACTAAGTCCCGGAGCGAAGCAAACAATACAACGAAATTGGAGGCACAAACATCGCCCATGACCATCATCGAACGCATCGCCATCCGATCCGCGGGCCGAGGGTTCAAGAATCTCATGCTAGGATTCGTGCTCGGACTCCTATTCTGGGCTGCGGTACTCGCCTTCTTTTACTGGCTCGGAACTCTCAACCTCACGCCATGACTCAGATCTTCCGAGAACCTGTTCCATCACCGATCGGTTGGCGTGAGGACATCCGCCGGCTGAAGCAAATCGGAGATTGCTTCATTTTCACCGGAAAATCTTGTCAGACAATCTATAGTGCCGTTCGCAGGGAGGGTATGGTTGGAAAGATCAGCGTGCGCCGGGTTAGCTCCGATGACAAAACCACGTGGAAAGTGCAGAGGGTGAAGAAATGATCTGGTTCCTCATCGCATGGTTTGCGTTTTGGATGTTCTTGGGATGGCTGTTCACTGATGATAACAATTGACGCCCCATTTCTAATCCAATGGCACTCCTCAACTATACAACATCGATTGCGGCTGAAAAGACCGTGGGAGAAATGCAGGCTATGCTAGCAAAAGCAAAGGCGTCGGCTGTTCTCTCGGAGTACAGCAATGGCATCATATCCGCACTTAGTTTTCAGGTCCAAAGTCCAAGCGGTGTTCTTTCATTCCGTCTTCCGTGTGATGTCCAAAAAGTCTATCAAGTCATCGTGCGTGACCGGAAACTACCAGCGCGGCTCCGCACCAAGGAACAGGCGGCGCGTATATCTTGGCGCATCCTGAAAGACTGGCTAGAAGCACAGCTTGCGCTGATCAATGTCGGCATGGTGGATATGCAGCAAGTGTTCCTGCCCTACATGCAGACGGCGAACGGGAAGACGATCTACGAACGCCTAGCTGATCAAAACTTCCAGCTTGCACTTTCGGACCGCGCATAGCACTCTCCGCACAACTTCGGCGTAGAAACCGATGAATCAAACTCAATCCAATATCAGGCCCGTTTCGTCCGTGAGCCTGTCCCATTTCGGGAGCATCTTCGGGGTGGAGATGTTTCTACCGGGCTCACGGACCGAGCGGGCAAATTGTTTATGAGTAACCCAAACAGAGCAGAAATCGAACGTGAGGTAGCGCGGCTTCGGAAAGAGGCATTGCAGCACGGATTCACCGCAGATGAGGAGAATCGAATCGCGGATCAACTGGAGAAGGAAGCCGATGAGCTTGAGGAAACGCTTCAAGATGAGGATGAGGAATGACCACTCCCAAACCGCACAACCCCGACGGCCTTGAATCGCCCGGTGAAGGCTATCGGTTTCTGGATGAGGATGAGATTGAAGCTCGTTGCCAATCATATTGGATTGAGCGCCATGTACTTGGTTCGTGGGATAGTTCTGGATGGGAAGGATCTTGTCAGTTTTCAACTTACCGCACCAAGCTCAGCCGGGAGGAGTTGGCGAAACTCGTATGAAGAAGAAAACATACGCTGAGAAACTGAAAGATCCTCGCTGGCAAAAGAAGCGGCTTGAAGTCATGTCGGCAGCAGCGTTTCGGTGCGAGGAATGTTTCGCATCCGACAAGACTCTCCATGTGCATCATTGCTTTTATATCTATGGTAGAGAGCCGTGGGATTGCGTTCCGATTCAATTGAAATGCCTTTGTTGGGAATGCCATGAAAAGAGGGCGGAATTCGAAATAATGGCACAAGACACATTGAGAAACCTCATGTGCAAAATGAATATTGCAGAGATCAATTCTGTGATCCTGGCATTGCTACGTGGTCCAGAGGGATATTCGTGGGAAGGCTTACACGAGAAGACATGGGCTGAAATTGATGCAAAGAAAGCCAAGCAATGAGCATCCAGGTAATGAATCTAGTTTTCCATGGATCGAAGATGGAGCACGGAGCCCGTCTTGTGATGCTGGCGATCGCGGACAATTCAGACGACAATGGAAGGGCGTTCCCAAGCGTTAAGACCATAGCTGAAAAGGCGATGCTGTCCGAGCGGGCGGTTCAGGCCTCATTGCGGAAATGCGTCGATTCCGGCGAACTGGTTATCGACGCCAATGAGGGCTATCGGAGCTGCAATCTGTATCACATCAACGTAGCGAAATTGCAGATTGAGACAGACACAAGGAAGGCCATGAAATGCACCCCCGCAGATTCTGCACCCCCGCAGATATTACGGGAGACCCCGCAGATTCTGCACCTTACCCCCGCAGATTCTGCACCCAAACCATCAGGTAACCATCAGGAACCGTCAGGGAATGTAGAGAGCGAGGCAAGGGCGACTCTGCAACAAGTCACTACATTCTGTCTGCAAAGAGGACTTCTCGCCACTGATGCTGAATACATCTTCAATGTCTGGGAGAACAACGAGTGGACTGTGAAGCGGAAGAAAATCAAGAAATGGAAGTCAGTCGTCATATCCTGGCAATTGGCTCGACACTTCCCCTCTCAGAAGGTTCACCAATCCATTTTAGCTCTCTCCGGCCGCCCGAACGGTCAGAACGGGCTACACGGGGCAAATCCAGCGATCCCGGGCCATCCTGGCGACCAATCAATCCCCGCAGGACAACCTTTCCGCGGATCTGGCCCCGGAGGTCAGATGACGAACAGCGAATGGGATGAGTATAGACGCAGGCAACAGAAGCAAAACCAATGAAAGAACGAGTCCTGATGGCATTCCTAGGTCTATCCATGATAATCGCCGGCGGGTTGATTGTCGATTACGCGACAGCAACTCCGCATTGGCTAGCCGGAAAGGTGCTGCGAAAGCATTGCATTCCCGAATGGTATGAGTCAGTGAACGATTATGACAGCAACGGGAAGTTTGTTGGAAGCCACGTCAATGTTCATCCCGCGGAGTACATGGCCGAATGTAGCACGGAGGGCCGTATTGGCACTGTGAACATTTCGCTGATGCAATTTATCAACGTGGGTGAGGGCCAAGAGGTGCAGATTGAGTTTCGATCCGGCCACATCTTAAACTACGGATTCACCGATATCCGCCCCGCGCAATGAAGCCTCTCCCTATCGCTATCGGTGAGATAATCCAAGCTGGCGACTGCTACGAAAACGGAGAGCCGATCCACAGCGAATTCGTTGGACAGAAAAACCTCGTTCTCAAATTCGCCTTCCGACCGAGAACCCCGCGCGCCGAAACCGAGCGTCAACCGAATGGAATGATTATCTGTTGGGTGATCATGGGATTTGGCGTCCTTGACGTGAAGGCATCTCCGATCGCGCAGGTTGTGTTCGACTGGATAGACCACAATTACCCAGGCATACCGAACACGGTTAATATCCAGGATATAAGCAAATGAGCAACGAGCCTGATGAGCCTGTGCAATGGGAGCCCGTGTATTGCGATTGGTGCGGGCAAGAATGGTGCGAATGCGAATGGGTGACATGTCCTCTTTGCCACGGCAGCGGTGAAGGAATCGCAAGCGGAACTAAATGCCATGAATGTAATGGTTTCGGAGAAATCAACAAAGCAACCCGGAAATGAACGCCCAAGAAATCGAAGAATATCGAAGCGTGATCGAATCCGCGAAAGCAGCCGGCGAGATACAATTCACCACGCGTCGGAAGCGGCTCCCATATGCAGAGCTAAAGGCGAAAGGTATCTGCACTTACTGCCGACAATCACCCGCTGAAAACGGAGGTGTGCTTTGCAATCCGTGCGGGATCATCTGCCGTGATCGTCAGCGCCACAAATACGGTCACCAACCACGAGGAATGCAAGGTGGCCGAAATCATATCTACCAATGAGTACCAACTGTATAAATTGCGTGGTCAATCCACGCACCGGATTAGATCTGAAATGCAACAATTTCCGTGATGCACTCGCAATTGTTGCGGCAATTGAGATTCTGAGGCAAAGCGAAGGAGACGAGGTTAGAATCCTTTGTGATAATCCAGATGGGCCACCTAATAATGCTATCGAGTGTAATGGGGAATGGACTGGATTTGAAACTGAAAGATTCGCTAGCTTTAATCTTCTTAATGCTCTTCAAAATGCAGTAATTGCAAGGGCATCTAGATGAACAAAACCCCTCAACAGATCGTTATGGATTCCGTGGTATCACTGCCGCCCGACGCGGTGAAGCGATGCTCTAAATGCGGAACATTGGCGACGTGCATTTGGCCCGCTGTGTCGCGTGATCCGTCGCTCTTCTGCAATGAATGCTTATCCAAAGCACAGAAACGGCTCGCCGTGGCTCTCGGTGCATCTTCTGGGTTATGACATCCAAGAAAGTCACCCGCTATTACTGCGATTTCTGCCGCAAGGGCTCATTCACCGCGAAGCGCATGAAGGAGCACGAGGCGAGTTGCACGCTGAATCCGAACCGCGTTTGCTCGCTGTGCGCAGAGTACAATCAGGAGTCAACACCGCTGGCTGAGTTGATGGCGATTTGCGACACGTTTCCGGCCCGCGCCGAGGAACAGAAATCGCATCTCAATGACCTGCGCGATGCCGCCGAAGGCTGCCCGGTCTGCATGATGGCTGCGATGAGGCAGTGCAACGCAAAGAAGGTCGATGAAGTCTGGTTCGACTTCGATTTCAAAGAGGAGATGCGGGAGTTTCGGAAAGAAACGGAAGTACCGCCAATAGGATGGTAATTATGATCATCATTCCCCACGATATCGGAACCTATCTCTGTTCCTCGCAAACCGGCGACGGCGATTACGTTGTTTGCCCAGAAGACGGAGAATGCTCATGTCCTGATTTCATCGGACAGATAGAACGTGATCATCCGCAGCCTGGGTGCGTGCATCTCGACGCCGTCAGGGCGTACCTGGCGCCGAAACGTGAACCTGTGAAAACAATCCCGTTTTTGTTCGCATGACCTTCCAATGCCCTGTGTGCAGTGAGGATTTGAAGAAAGAGGGTCGAAAGTTTTCGTGCCCGAAATGCAGCGAAACTGAGCTTATCCAAGAGCATTATTCAGAGGAGTTCTTGCGTGGATACTCATCTGGATTTTTGGCCGGAGGAAAGCAAGGATTTAAGCGCGGAGAGAAAAGCGCGAAGTCAGCTATGATGGAATTCCTGAAATCAAAATAATATCCCGGATATTGCATGTCACACCCACTCCAAGAGCATCAGAGTCTCCCATCATCATCAGACGCAGAGGATGGCGTTCTCTCCTCATTCTTCCTGGCCCCGGATCAAGTAGGAGATTTGCTAGTCAGGAAATGCATGCCTGCGTTTTTCTATCATCGGCGAACGATCTACGAAACCATGATGGAACTGTGGCTTGAAGGCGATCCGCTGGAGCCGTTGTCGGTCGTGAACATGTTACGAGATCGAAGCATGCTGGAATCGGTCGGAGGGGCCGGGCTGATCGTAGGACTTCGGGATGTGATGCCAACGGCGGCAAACGCGCCGTACTACCTCAACATACTGCGTGAGAAGCACACGCTGAGGGAGATCATCCGAATTGGATCAGATGCACAACGGCGGGCCTATAATGAACAGGACAACTGCTCTGGAATACTGGCCGAGCTGCGCGAAGAGGTATCTCAGATAGGCGACATTCAGAAATCAAATGACCACATAAAAGAAGCCAAGCTCGCCATGGATATGCATCTCATGGCTTGTGTCGGAGGCGATAGCATCGGAATCCCGACCGGCATCAAGGCTGTCGATGCGCTCCTCAAGATCAAAGCTGGCCGATACATGGCTATCGCAGGGCGCCCAGGATGCGGCAAGACAGCACTCTGTGAGCAGATCGTATGTCATCAGGTCAGAATAGGCATCCCAGTGCTTTATGTGCAGCTTGACACCGATGTGAACGACTTCTACGCGAGATTAGTGTGTCGCCAGGCCGGTATTCAATTCTCGGATTATGAGTTTGGGAAAATTGATCGATTCGATGAGGCGAAGATCAAAAAGGCGCGTGAGGCATTTGACCCATTGCTGGAAACTCATCTGCGAATTCCGAAGCCGATTCGTTTCGACATCGAACGACTCCGCAGCGTTGTGCGAAAAGAAGTGGCGAAATATGGCGTGAAGATTGTCTATCTGGACGTGTTCCAGCAGGTCCGCGGGCGAGGCAAAATCGTGGAGATGTACGCGGAGAACTCCATGCAGCTACGTGAGATCGCCCGTGAATTCCGCGTTGCGCTTATCGTGCTCGCGCATCTGCCGGGATCGGGAAACGATTTCACCGAGCCTGAAACGAAAATTGCATGGTGTGACCAGATCATCAAAGACACCGACAATTCGGTGATTGTCTGGAGCGATCAAGATCCGCGCACGCTTCGCGACGGCAGAACAGGCGGCTTATTCCGTCAGCGCGTTTACCTGAAGAGCGGAAAAGGCCGAGGATCGGGGCTTGGCTCTGAGACGCTTTATTTCGACATGCCGAAGATGACATTTTACGAGACCGAAAAATAAATGTTGCAGCCCGTGACGAATTGCGTAATGTGGTGCCACCAATGAATCCAGAATCTCTCAAATCTCTTGAAATAGTAGGAGCGCTTGCAATCTTCCTACTGAATCGCACCGGAAGCATTTATGGGAAATTCGAAGGGAGATTGACTCAAACTGAGCAACGCGAAGCATTTGAATGCGTTCCATTTGGAAAACTCAAAGTCACCATCGACGGCGCGGCGGAAACTGTTGGCGCATATCGCAAGGTATGTTTCGGAACTGATTGGGAGGCAAATAGCTACGGCTGGCTTGAATTCGAAAAGGAGTGCCGAGCGAACAAGCATCCTTTTCCCCTTGGGCGTTTCGGTGGAAAATATAACTCTTTGCCGCTATGAGGCGTATTGGGAAAACACGGATAAAGCTTGCTGAAAAACTCCAGCAAGCCATGCGCGAATTCCTGAAATTCCCGATCGTAATATATCCGGAGGACTTTTGGATTCAGGAGGGGCATATCGTCATCCACAATGGGATTGTGCCGCGTGGGGAGCCGATATCAGATACGCAAACAGATTTTTCAAAATATATTCTTGGGACAGTATGTCTGATTGTGTGAAATATGGTCTTGAAGTATTAGGGCCCAATGCGATCCGAGATCATTACGAGTATGAAATTTCATCAAAAAAGCCATAATCATGCTTGAGCCCAGGCGATGGTCAAAAGTCCGTGTGATTCTCCAAGAGATTTGGAGGCAGCATCGTCTTCCACAGCTATCCGAGGACTGCGGCATGTACCACACGCATGTTCACACGTGGATGTCGGGCGCGACTCACCCATCGGCAGAAGGGGCATTGCGGATGATTCGGTGGTGCCACAAGCACGCGAACCGCAAACAGCAGAGGGAGCTAAACGACGCCATATTTTCATAACGAATTCCGTGATTGTATCCGGATACAAGAAAACCTCAGAACCAAAGAACCATGGAAGATCTCGAAATCGAACCCGAAGTTCAACCCCCGGCTCCCAAAACGAAAAAGCCGAAAATGAAGGCCGAAAAGAAAGCATCGGCGACCAAGAAGACGGCCGAGAAAAAGTCTGAGGAAGGCAAACTGACGGTCATCAAGGAGAGTAAGAAGCCTATCGGTGGCATCATGCAGCAGTACGTGCAGATGACAAAGAGTGGCTGCGGGCTCAAGCTAGCCAAGGATACGCCCCTGCCGGAGTTCCTCCCGATCCTTGATACCACGGTGGCCCAGAAAGACCGGGTTGGGTTTTTCATCGGCGATCTGATCATCCAGGCACGCTCTCTGTACGGCAACGACGCCTACGAGCACGCTATCAACTCAACCGGCCGCAAACTCAGCACCCTCAAAGTCTACGAGGAGGTTTCCCGCGCCATTCCTGATCATCTCCGCAGCCGTCACTTGACCTTCAAGCACTACCGGGAAATCAGCCACGTACCGGACCCGGAAAAGCTCAAGCAGCTCGTCGAGATCGCCGAACATCAGGAGGGCGACAAAGTGCTTCCACTGACCGTCAAGGAATTCAAGGTGCAGGTAGAGAAGATCGCGCCCAAGCCGAAACGTGCCGGCGGCGCTGGTCGTCCCCGCGGAGATGGGAAGGCAAAGAAAACCAAATCCCCGAAAGGATGGGCCGCTGTTTCGCCGACATTCGAGGAATCGCAAAAGTGCGATGAGGTTATGGACATGGCGAACGATCTCGCGGACAAGCTGGAAGAATTGGGATCGCAAGACAACGAACGCGGGATTGAGTTTCTCAAGCTTCTTGGACCGAATCGCAAGCAACCGATTCTGGCAGCACTCAAGCCCATCGCCGAACTTTATGCCGAGCTGCATAAGACGGCGGGGTGGGGAGAATAGAATTTCGAAATGCATCTACGGCGTTGAAAGCAGAAACGCGCGCGACTATCCCTGTAGTGTGCCGGTGAATACGTGAGGGAGAATCCACTAGCGAACTTGATATGCATACTGTGGAGACAAAAGTAACGATACCGGAATCCGGAGATGGCAGCGACCGGATAGATGCACCTTTCTTTCCACCGTTCGCCCATGAACACCATTGAATCCCACGCTTGGAAATCGTCGTGACCAATGGTGCAGATCAGTCGGAATTGCCGATTATCAAATGAAGCCGCGACGGTAGATCACATGACACCTAAATCCAAAGGAGGCACAGATGGTATCGGAAATCTCATCCTATCATGCTGGCGATGCAACTAGGCCAAGGCCGATCTAATGCCGCTGGACTTTATGGTTTACCTGAATTGGTATACGCTCGCGCAGCGCAATGGTATCAGCTCAATCACGCGAAGAATCCGAAACAGATGAAACCCAAGCTCACCATCACAGCCAGTAAGGAGATAGAGGAAGCAACGTTCAATCGCATGACAGGCGATCAATATTGCGAACGGATAGGCGTGAATTCTAATGCAGGATTCAATCGAGTATTCGAAGAATGGGAGAAATCCCATTCCTTGGATGGACAGCAAGCTAACGTAGCTTGGATGACAGAGTTTGTGCGGCCAGTAGATGTCATCTACACCGGAGGCCCATTGGCGGTCAACGTCGATGCAGGGCGGACCATCCTGAGTGCGCCTATAACAATGGTGGTGCCGATGAATTGGGAAGAGCACGAAAAGCAGAGAGTGATTTTCGAAAGGGAATTCACAGAATGAGAACATTCGCCCACAGATCCGACATCACGGCCAGAGTGCTGGCATCATACCGAGCTGGCTTCGGAACAAAGACGATCGCAAGAGAAACAGGCGTGGCGCACTCCTGTGTTCGCCGACTGTTGATCTCGCTCGGTGAATATCAGCCTGGAAAGCTGAAGCGGCTGGCCATCCCCGCACGTGAGAAGTGGGAGATGGCAGTTAAGCGAGTGCTACGTGCCACCTCGCGCCGATGGAGGAAGTGCATCAAGAAGAAGGCGCCAAAGCAGCCAAGGCTAATTGAGACAGAAGCTCAGCGGTATAATCGCCGATATCACACCGATCGGCATTTCAACGCGCAAGAGAAACTATATAAGCGCGTAAACAAGATCATCAACAGGGGCTCACGCTACGGAGTCAAACATCTTAATTGGCTTGGGTGCACTCCAATGGAGTTCCTGAAGCATATAGCATCACAATGGACAGAGGGAATGGGCTGGCATAATTACGGCAACAAGCAGGGGCAATGGAGCATCGATCACATCAGGCCATGCTCGACATTCAACTTGGCCATTGAAGCGCAAGCTTTAGAGTGCTTCCATTTCTCGAACATGAGACCCCTCTGGCATAGGGACAATATGATGAGGAGGTATGTCGAGACGGGTCCTAAAATAGGAGTTACCTAGCCGACGGTTCCGCAT